AACAAAAAAAAGATGGACATCAAACGATGTCAATGCGACGACCCGACCTGCGACCGAGTAGTAACCCTGGTGGATTGCTGCGCCTTCGACTTTGCGCACAGACCCGGCGCCGACGGCGACGGGGACAAATTGTACAACATCGGCGATCTCGTTCGCAACACGATGTCCCCGAAAACAGCCATTCCGCTCATCGAGGCCGAAACGCCGAAATGCAGACTCATGCACTGCCATTGCCACAAAATTCAAGAGACCGATACCGATATAACGAAGTAAATTAAAGTATTTGTTTAAGTATTTCATAAACTGTATGTTCTAATTCATTTGCAATGTTCTTATAAATTAAAATTCCATAAGCTTCAAAAGTTTTTTGATTCAATTCTTTGGAAGCTAAGATGTTTAAAAATTCTTTATCGTTAGATAAACTAAGCTCTAATTTTTCAATCTCAAGTTTTTCTCTGTTGACTTTATAGTGTAGTGTTGTAGACTGTTTTAACGATTTTAATTTTTGGTTAAATATATCAGAGTGTGTTTTTGAATCGGAAAAACTATGAGTTGCGTATTCTTTAGCTTTACAATTTACCGAAACTTTGAGTGGAAGAGCGACTTCTTTGAGCGTAATTTTCAGATAAAACATTTTGTTTTTATTAATATTTTTGGGTCGTATATGACTCACGAGTTTTAGAGTTTTCCATTTTAAAGACATGTTTTCTTTTTCGTCGTAAAATATTTGAAAATTTCCAAGTCCATGAAACGTGGATTCTTCCACCACGAACAGTGGATCTTTTGACGTAAATTCTTTGCCGGAATGATTTAAAATCTGCAAAATAGCTAATACCAAAAATGCCACAAATATCCCCAGCAACATAAAGTTTATTCCGAGTGCCGGCAGCTTTTTCACGACGCAATGAATTGTTATAACAGGGATACATGCTAACAAAATACTAACATATCCTATTATTGATACGATATCCGAAATGGAAAAATCGTCGTGTTTTTCTTCGTTGGAGTTTTTTTTAATTGAACTCAAAATAGAATAATACAAATGTTTATGGCCTTTCTTACTTATTTCACCGGGAATGGCATTTTCGTGAATAAAATTTTCCCACGGATCAAGACCCTTTATCGCTACAAGTTCTTGTAGTTGGCGAGATACGATGGTTAGAGAATCGTTTATAATTATTTTTACATATGTTTCTAATATAGACGTCAATGTCGTTATGTTTGGAACAGCGGGTAAAAATTTTTCCAAGTTTCTCGTTTTGTGAAGCTGGTTATACTGTTCTTCATCACGTTTTACAAGATTTTTAAACGAATTCATCCATTTAATACAAATAACAAATTATTAAAAAACAAACAAACGAGTATCAAGCGTTTTGTATTTATCCGGTTGAAACAGGACGAAAAAAACGTCTTCGGCTGACGAAACACTCTCTATTTTGCGAGGTATCTAAAATTATTTTTAGAATTGCAACCCGGCAAAACAAACCAAACCATCGTTGTAGAGATATTTCAGAATTAATGAATGCCATCACAAAAAAAAAAGAGCAAAAAAAATATTGAGTTAAAACAACACGAATCAAAAAAGGATGCCCGTATCAATATCTGCTTTAGGGGAAACTGGAACAAAAACTGATTTACCTCTCACCCACGAACTAAAAACCCAACAACTTTATACGGGAAGCGCTCGGCAAATGCAAAGTGCCCTAGCCAGCAAATTGAGCAGATCAATGCTCTTCCACGGACCCCCCGCTTTGAGTTTACAAGATCAAAAGGAAAACAAACCTCTCCCAGAGATTCCTGTCCAAATAAAGAACTTTGCTGATAAAAAAATGGATGATACCAGAAAAAAGATTTCAGATATCGGACAAGACCCGAAGCCGCAAAACGAAACGAAGCCTCGTTCCGATGCTCCTTCTGGGGCTATGAATCCAGTACATACCCTTAAGCACTCTACCGGGAAAAAAAACCTCAATCTCAAGAAATCTCCTGCGAAGCAGGTAGTACCCAGACGACCAACATCTCTGGTTAAAAAAGAAAAGATGAATAACGCGCCACAGAACTCTACGCCAGTATCAATGGATCAGGATAATTCTGCGCCAACTTCAATTGTACACGCCCAACGATTGGCGAATCAAATGGTAAAAGGTGGGAACTTCTCAACCTTTGGATCCAACAACTTTCGATTCTAAAAATTCAAGACGAAAATCAATAAACCATTCTATGAACTTGCATTATAGTCCCCGATGGCAACTCTCGTTGAATCGAAACGATTGTTCCTCTCTGGGCTCCTAAAAATTTGCAAACGGGATCGGTTGTGAGCATTTTCGGTAACAATTTGAAATTGTCGTATTTTTTTGATAATTCTTCTTTTTCTCTTGAAGAAAGTATCAAAAACTTTGGCTGTAATACATGAGTGAGCACATTAAATGAGAGTTCTTCCATTGTCCATACTTCAATGTTTATTTTGTTAAATATTGCCTTGTCTTTGCATTCTCTTTGAGCAAAGAATGTCATCTTATTAATTGTAACCAATATGATGCTTTTTAATTTTTTTTCTATACATTCGTCTATTGTTGTTCTAATCTCCCGCACTCCAATTTTTTCATCGGAATTTGCAACATATGCTTCACAAGCATGTATTTTTTTGTTAACTTTTTTTTCTCCACGTGCAAACAGGGTGAAATTCTTAGGTTTTTTTGTTTCGGGAAATTGAAAGAGTGCTTCCTGTTTTTTGGTATAAATAGAGGTGTATTTGCGTGTTTTAAGCATATCTGATACATTTTTTCTCAAAATGTCCATGTCCATCATATTCATTTCTATTATAAATACTTTTCACTTTGAAAAAAATCTAGATTTTTGCAATCTCAAAGTGATTAAAGACAAAAAAAAACATGGCCAAGTTCGACGACGACGTTCCCGTTTTACTCAACCAAATCAAGCCATCGGAGTGGCACTACGGCGCCCCGCTGCAGCGTTCCTCGGGCAAAGGTGCTCATTTATATATTAATATAAATGAATTTACGAAAGTAAATTGTCGATTTCAAACACCGACTTTAAAAATCCCATTTGCAATCAGAGCAGATGAAGGGACCGATTGGAAGAGCACCATGTTTGCAAACATCGACGACGACGTCTTAATGGAAAAACTGTGTGAAATTGATCAGTCTCTTCTAAACGCCGCAATCAAAAACCAAAGTGCTTGGTGGCCTGGTATGAAAGAAAAAGATGAAGACTGGGTTTCGTCGCACCAATCGAAGGTTGTTAAAATTCAAGAAGATTCTCGTTATCCGCCAAAGCTAAAACTCAAAATTATTAACGAAGGCAACAAACAAGCAACGAAATTTTACGTTGCGAGCCAGGAAGAACCAGAGGCTCTCATGGATGCTAACATTGAAAGTGTAACTCCTGGAAGTAAGGTTGTTGCTATGGTGTCTATTCAGGGAGCGTGGATTAGTCACCATTCTATGAACTTTTGTTTCGGTTTAGAGCTTCGTGCTGAACAAATTCTAGTATACCAGCCAGCGGAAACGCGTGGCATTCATCAGTTTAAATTATATAATGATGATGGACAAATGTTGGAAATGAAAATGAAACCCTCTAAAGACAACGTTGTTATTGGCGGTAATTTGGCCCCAGCTGAACTGGTACGTACTGATAACACCGAGTGCAACAACGATGACGCAGCTGCCAACTGGAACATGGATGAAGCTGACAACTAAGACGCACAGCAACATCTACAAACGCAGCTGCGAGTATCTTGGCGCTGCCCAACCCCTCCCCAACCCCCCCTAGCGTGATTATTAATCAATTTATGATACTTTTCTTTTTTTTTTTTAATTGCTTTTGAGCAATTAATTTTCTTATGTTAATACAACAAACTACAAATAGTATTCCATGGCTGATTTAACATCGGACCTCGACTTGGAAATGCTCGCCAGAGGAACTAACGAAAAACTTTATTCCAACATGTCTTCCAAAAAATTGATTGGTGGCGATGACGAAAATAGTATGGGTATGATAATGCTTGCGGTGGTCATGGGCTGTATTGCCGCGATTATTTTGCTGTATATTGTTCGTCAACACACAACTCTTCCAGAATCTGTTGCTGAATTAATGGATAAAAAGCTACCGGTTGTCTTAAACAATTTGAGACATCGCTCAAATACGGCGAAGCCCATCAATCTCAAATCTGAAAAGCAAGTAGGATCAAGCCAAGGCGAAGATCATGAACCCGAAAGCATTTCCGAAAATGCGGGAGATTCAAAACTTAACGTTGAGGTAAAGAAGGAACCAGAACTAGAACCAGAACCAGAGCCAGAACTGGTCCCAGAACCAGAACCAGTCCCAGCGCCAGTCCCAGTTGCAAATTTAGGAAAGGGTCCGAAACCAATGAAGACTTCGTCCGTAGTAAAACTTAGTGCGATCAGCAATAACCAAACGATGTCACAGACCCTTTCTGGAATGCCAAAACCAAGACTTCCGGGGGTTCCAAGAGCTAACAATATTGAAGGATCAAACAAAGTTCTCGAAGCTAATAAACAACTCATAGAAGCCGCACAAACCGGAAATCTCCGCAAAAAATTGTCTCGGGCTTCCTGGGGAATTACTCCCGTCAAGGACTCCAAAGAGGGCCTTCCTTACTATTCATCATCGAAGGACATGATCCTAACCCCGGAAAGAGAAAGGTTTTTGAAAGAACAAGTAAGCAAAAATACTACAAAGATTCTAAATGCCGGTGCTGTACCAGTACTTTTCGATCTCCCACAAAACTTCAATATGAAGCCAACCGAAATGCCTGCAATAGGTACTAATCTTAGATTGGAAGAAAAATAAAAAATAATTTTACCTAACAAAGAGACATGCGTGTAGGTAAATTGTATTGGGAATATCCCATCGTAAACTCAACCACATATTACATGTCACTCGTTTTTGTAATATTTAATGTAGTTACATGTTTGTTACTCGCGTATATCCCCGTGTTTGAAAACCTCCTGTTACCGGAACCAGTAGACGGAATTATAGAGTTTAAACCAAACATTTTTGGCAAAAATATAGAAATGCTACACGAGTCTACCCAAGAAGTACTTGAAAACAAAAAAGACATTGTTGATTTGCAATCTAGACATGATAAAATCACTGATAAATATAAACAGTTCTTGGAATCCAAGTATAATACAGAAAAGGCAAGAGGACTTGTCTGATCGTCAACTCTCATTTTTTTTCATTTTTTTTGTCATTGGAAGAAAAGACTCTACGCTATCATTTCTACTTGTCTCAATTTGGTCTTCGTTTTCACAATACGTTTTCCGACAGAGTTGTCTCGGGTTGGAAACACCAATATCTTCACCGCACATCACACACCAGTTTCCACGACTTTTGATTAAATTCATGGCGCTTGAAACACCAACTGAAATAGAATGGATATCTTTTCTGTTTAAAATTGACAATTTTATTCGAGCTAACTCAACTTCGTCACATTGGATCAATATTTCGTTTTCATTTTCGTTAAAATCTACAACCGTTTTATTTTTTTCGAGTAGTTTAAAATTCCCATATCCTATCATAGTCTATCAATGAGTTTGTTAAAGTTGCCGCCGCCGAGAGATTTGTTCACGACAACCTTGCAGTTCTTGGGCTTCTCCTTCTTTAACTGCTCGAGAAGTCTCGAGAATTTCGAGATTTTTCTTTTCGCTAGATTCTCTAGATTCTCTAGATTCTCTAAATTTTGACTCCGTTTTTCTTCTGTCATTTTTGCGTATTTAAGTTACTGGATAAAATCAAACACACAAGTTAAACGACAACATACTCATCTTCACATCAAATCTTCAAAATAGTATTTCGATCAAAAAAAATCTATGTTATCATAATATGAATATGATTCAATTTGTATTAATTTTTACAATTCTTATTCTTATGTTTATATTAGTTTTGTTCTATAAAAAATGCAACAACCCAAAAATTGCAACCAACTTACAAAAACTAGAAAATAGACTTGATGATACGTTTGATAAAGATTTTGATGTAAAATATATCAATCTTGATTCAAGTATATTAAGAAATAAGAAAATCGTTGAACAATTAAAAAATAAAAAATTTAAATTTAGTAGATTCAGTGCTTATGATGGAAGAAAGATAGATAAACATTTCAGTAACAGTCTTATTGATAATTTCAAGACTATCGATTTTAATGGTAGTATATATAAGAACAAAAAAGGGTCACTTGGTAATTTTATATCACAATTAACTTGTTGGTATGATTTTTATACATTGTCCGACAAAAAATTTTTAATTGTTATGGAAGATGATGTTTTGTTCAGTGAAAAATTAAACAAAAAATTAATTTACAAAACTATTAATTCTATTAAAGTAGATAATTGGGATTTGATAAAATTTTTCCATTTTGGAAAATTGAGAGGCGAAATTACAGATAATACTCCTTTGATAAAAACAAAATCGCAAGGTTTTTCACGGGACAATACGGGAATGCAGTTTTATTGTATTAAGAAAGAAAGTATCAAAAAGTTGATAAACTTACTTTTGCCAATAAAAAACATAACTTTTGATATGAAAGTTAAAGAAATTATGAACAAAAGTAATATTTTTATTACGAAAGAAAAGTATGTTTCAACGGAGCCAGACAAGTCCGATAGAAAAAATATCGATACAGATAGAACTTTGAAAGTATTCTAAAATATTAAGCACCCGCTGCTGAAACAAATTAGAAAGAAGGGAAAAAAGACACGAAAAAAAAGTCGTAAAAGTAAAAGCATGCCGTCAGTCATTTTATTTTTTTGTCATTTTATTATTTCTTTTTGTTTTTGTTTTTTTTACACACTACACTTAAATTATTATATCCGATCACAGGGTTTGTATAAAACACTTAGTGCATGTTTAATAAATTTTGTTATTTCTTTGTTTTCGTTTTGTTTTTTATTCTTTGTTCTGTTTATATTCTTTAAAAGATTTTGGAAGATTCTTGCTCCAATTTCTTACTTTAGATACAATAAACGACTTGGTGGGGTGTTTTACGAAATCGGAAACACCATCGTTCCATAAAAGCGCGACTTCCATTTTAACGCTTGAAGAAGTAGATTTATCACCGCAAAAATTCATATGAGCTGTAAATGAACACCCTGGCATGATCCCAGTTGTTTCAGAAACAAATCCATCGTTTGTTATATTCGCATTTTCCACCATTGAAATGGATTTTCCAAAAGCAGCTTGTACTATCGGTGGAAGTTCTGTAATGATTTCGTATTGGATATGATTATCTTTTTTGGAAATCTGTTTACAATCTTTGTCGGACATATGGTCCCACATGAATGCAGCTAGCAAATCACCAACAGAAAAATCGAAATTAACAGTTTCCTGTAAAACTAATTCCTTCATTTGGTGTGGATTTTATTGTATGATGAATAAATACTTCTATGCATAAACGCGCGACGGTCAGATTTCTGTGGCGAAAAGAGCGTATCGCACTTACACGTTTTGTCGATTATATTTGTTTTGTCGATTATATTTGTTTTATTTGTTTTATTTGTTTTATTTGTTTTAT